GAACCAGACGACTTTGAACTGGTGGTTGACTTAGATGTCGACTTGCCAGCAGACTGACCCAACGCCATGTACGCTGCAGCCTTGTAGTTCTTGGTGTCACTGCCACCAGTGGTTCCAGTTCCCTCGAACCCACGAGCCGAACCAATACCAGTACGACCCATATTCGGCTTCGGCTTCGGCTTGGCAGCCTCAACACGCTTCGCCGCTTCCTTCTTACCACCAGCGTAAAACTCGGCGGCACGCTTGACCTTGCCAGACTCGTAACGCTTAGCCAACTTAGCACGGTCGACCTTCTTGCCAGCAGCCTTCAGTTCCTGCGAACGAGTCTTAACGAAGAAACGCTTACGGGCAGCAGCATCACCAGCAGACTTGCTACGACCAGTAGGCTGACCGAGAGCAATACCAGCAGCCGACTCTGCACCAGCACGCTTTGCACGAGCCTTGCCAACCGCCTGCTTACGGGCTTTAATGAGGTCCTTATTCGGCATATTTATCTCCATCTAAAATAGAAATGGTGGGGGGCTTTCTCCCCCCACCATTATCCATCTTGTTCCGTCAGGAACTAATCAGGCAGTCTTGCCCGTCAGTTTGCCCTGCTTCTTACGGTTACGGCAGGTCAGGTTGCCGTAGCACATGATGAGTGCGTACCGTGCGTCGAGGTTCTCGGGACGGACGAACTCGGTCTGCTGGAACCACTTGCCCGAGTGACCAACAAGCGTGAGATACTTGCTGTTCAGGAAGTAGACCGTGCCAGCGGTACAGTGGACATCGTAAGTCACAGGAGCAGCCTTGAACAGCAGGTTCTGGAAACCAGCATCTGCAGTCTTGGTGTCGGTGTAACGGAGTTGCGGCTGGAGTAGAGCCTCATACTTCTCGAAGAGAGTCTGAGTGGTCAGCACCATGTCGGGGTGGTCGTTGCCAACCGACACCGAGTTGTAAGCCGTTGCCATCTGAGCCAGCGTAAGCGCACCAGCGGTGTTCTCTTCATACGAACGCCACCAATCATTCAGTGCGTCCGACGAATCGATGCCACCAACGGTGTTGCCCGACTCAACGATGTTCGCCAGACCGTTCCAGTTCTTACCAGAGTTGCCCGTGCCGTCAGCAAAGAACATCTGGTTGAAACCTTCACGCATCGACTCCTCAGCCTGCATAATCTTGGCTTCGAGAAGGTTGATGATTTCGGCTTCGCCGTTGTTCTTCGCCTCTTCGATACCGCTGATTGCGATAGACGCAGCGTACTGCTTCCAATCGTATTCAGCAGCCGACATGCCAGCCTGAGCCGTCAGCGAAATCGTGTCGTAACCCGAGTACGAACCAACCGTCGTGTTCTGCCCATAGATGAGCGGTTCGACAATCTTCGTACCGCCATCCAACATGCGGATGCGACCCTTGTCCATGAGGAAGTAGGTCAGCGGACGGGCAGTAAAGACGTTGTCAGTCAACTGGTCACGATAGTTCGCAAGCGTAGTTGAAAGCAGCGCATCAAAGTTTGCATTACCTGCAGGCATTCTAGTTTCTCCTTAGTAGTTAAAAATTGGCGTTGAGTTGTTCTTTAGCAGCAGCCCACGCATCTCGGATTGACCTGACTGGTTCAGCCTGCGGAATAACACCAGCACCGCTAGCACTAGCCCCACCAGAAACAACCGCTGCGGTACGCTTCGCATCCACAACCTGTTGTTCCCTAGAGGCTTGCTGTGCTTCAGCCTGCCGACGAATCTCCACTTGCTGCATAATCTTGTCAAACGCAATCTGCTTATAAACTGCTTCAAGGTCGGTGGTATCCAAACGGAGTGCAGTTGTAACCACCTCAGACGGGTCAAAATCTGGGTACTTATCCTGAAGCCGAGAAATTTCTTTCTCAATCTGCTGTTGAGCCTGCAACTCCTCAAACTGTGCAATGCGGCTATCCAGTTGGCGATACCTCGCCTCCACTGGGTCCAACTCTTCTGGTTCGATGTCCATGCTATCCACCATGTTGGCAGCAGCCTGACGGCTGATGCCATAATGCCGTGACAGCAAATCAATCGTAGCAGCGGGGTCCCGCTCCAACGCAGTCTGCAATGCGCTAGCGAACTGCATCTGCTCTCGCTGTTGCGCAAGTTCCTGCGTCTTACGGGTATAATCCGCTTGACGCTGATAACCAGAGATTGCTTCAGTCAAAGGAATATACTGCTCCTCGCCATCAATCTTGACAGGCACCTTATAAGTGCTGTAGTCATCGACTGACAGGATTGGCTCAGATACTTGACCTGTGCTTTCACCGTAACCTTCAGTTGACCCGACAGTGGGTTCTGCTCCTACGGCGTTTGCGATTTCATCGCTCATTATGTCTAACTCCTAGAGTCCTAGAATGGTTGCTCTATATATTGTATATGCCGTTCCCTAGAACGGCATAACTGGTGGCATAGGTCCAGCCGCTTCAGGCGGCGGACCCATTGGCGTTGGTCCAGCCCCACCCATCGGAGGGGCGGGCACTGGACCAGAAGGACCCGCTGGAGGCATAGGCTGCTCGGCTGCCATAAACTTCTCAGGATTCTTCACGCCGAAACCATACTGCAACACATAGGCTGCAAGTTCCTTCATATTCACGATACCAGCACCAGCGAACGGTGCCATAGCGTCGACCATTTGTAGTGCCATCTGGCGACGGAATGACTCGTTAGTCGGCTGGGTAGAGCCAGCCGCCACCTCAAAGTCAAACTGTCCTTCCAAATACTCACGGGTATAGGACACCCACAGTGGTTCGCCATCCTTGCCCATCACTCGGGCAACCTGCTCACCAGTCATAAACTGTTGGGCGAGGACAACCATGCGGCGACCAATCTCAGCGATAGCCAACTCCACCGTAGCCAACTTGTCGCTAGTGCGAGCATTCTGCGCATCCTGAATAAGGCTAGCCTCAGTAGCGGTACGGCGAATCTCGGGTGACCCGCCACGCATAAACTCGGCAACACCACTGATGCGGTCGATGTCGTTGCTAATCAGGTCCGACTGATTATAGAACTCGGGCGGGTTGATAACGGCAGGCATCGGAACAACCACGTTCTGCAGCGGTTCGTCAGAAACGACAGGGACCATGACATTATCTTCAGTCGACTGCAAAGCAGACCGACCAAGCGAATCAAACGCCCCTTCCTTATACAGGTACTTGCGAGCAAACCGCTTGCGATGGTTCATCATCTGGGTACGAGTTTCGTTCAACTCGTGCTGCATCGGCTCAATCTGCTCAAGGTCCCCAATAGGATAGAAACAGTCAGGCACATCATGGTTCCGAATCATTACAAACGGTTGACCAAACGAATATGGCATTGCCATCGGCTTAATCAGGAACTTGTCCCCGCCATCCGCAAACACACACATAGTCTTGTTTGACAAGTCATAGAACTCCCACACTTCGGCGTAGCCCATAGACTTGTCATAAACCTTCTTGCGACTGGGGTCATCGCTGTAGCGACTCATCCCCATGCTGGCAACCTGCTCACGGGCAGTACGGTCATAACGCTTGTCGGACTTGACTTCACGAATTGGGCGGCGGATACGCTGCGCAATCCACCGAGCATCCTTCATGCTAGTGGCATCAGGGTCCACAAACACATCGAATGGGGACACCCGTTCAGCGAACGGGCTGTCCTCCAAAATAATAGTTGTAGCCTCAACCTCGCCACCCTCAGCCATCGGGTCGCTAGGGTCGGTATCGGTGCCGACAACTTCCTCTTCAACAAACCTGTAGCCAACCTTAACCCAGCCGTGACCGACAACAATAAAGTCTTTGACAGCACGACGAAACTCGGAACGAATGTCACGAAACCGCCACCAATAGTTGACGACAGCCTCAACAATAACAGCCTGCGCAGCGTTATCAGAGTTCGTTGCGTTAACCGCAATCTTCGGGTGGTTAACAGCAATGCTCGGAGCAATGACGTTCACCGTAGCAAACACCATATTGACCAGCACTCGGTCCTCCTCGCTATAGGAGTTGAAATGCTTGCCTTTATACAGGTCAACTAGTCTACGCCAGATAGCGTCGTAGCCTTCGTCCTTGCGCCAACGCTTGGAGGCAGACAACCGCTGGTTGTAATCCTTCAGAAGTTCGGCATGGGACCGTCTAGCCATTACTTAGAACCTCGCCCATAGGCTGAATCCTTTGGGTTCAGCCAACGGATAATCGGCGGGAAAGTTGCAGCGGCAACAGCAGCCACAAACTTCTTTGGTTCAGTTTCCCCAGCCAACACCAAAGTCAATACGGTAGCAATAGCCACCCGCACATAACTGGCTAGTACCGCTTTAGTTTTCTTATCAATGACCATGCCCATCCCCAATATGTTTATCGAACTTATCATCCAGTTTGTCAACCTTAATTACAACATGCTCTAGCAATCCTCTAGATTCTGCGTGTTGCATTGTGTTTTCTTTTCGTAGCCTTTGAAGCAAAACCACCACGGGTCCAGTGATGACGGCTACGGCAATCGGAACCCACCAATCCATGTCACACCCACCGATTCCCTACAGGTTCGGCATTGTAACCATTGATTTTGGCATCCTCAACGGTCTTGCGTTGGCGTTCGCCAATGGTTTCACCATGAAAATTCTCTTTACCATAAGTAAAACCAATCCGAACCTCTTTGATATGGCAACGGAAGCAGATGGCACCCCTACGTTGGATAGCCTCGCTGACTTCTTTGCCGCAGATTTCACATGAATAACCCATCAATATACCAGAGTTCGTTCCTAGCGTTGACCCATCCGCACATTATGCGCCCCAATGGGCACCCTATCCTCCCCAACCTCGCTGAAAAGGTGCTGCTCCCACCACAACAGACTGTTGTATGGGACCTGAACATCCCCCCGATACTCGGGCAGCCACACATACTTCAGCATCTGGTTAGCAATAGCCAGACTAATAACACGGTCGTCGTGCGGAGAGCCACCCATCTTGCCGTTCTGCTTGCGAACATAGGTTCGCAACTCGGCAATAGTGCGGGCACAGTAAATCTGCAGGGCACCATCACGGATACTGGCAGACAGT